TGTAACTACAAACGGAACTGCTGGTAGTTCTGGTGCGTATACACAAATAGCCGTAGATGAAAATACACCTAATATTTTATATTATCAGTGTTCATCTCACGCATACATGGGTAATTTTGTTAATGTTGTGTCTAATAAAGTTAATTCTAATTTAACTACAATTGGTGATATTGTTGTTGGATCTAAATTAAAATTGCCAACAAATACAGCTAACAAAATATTAGTTGCAGACGGTACGTCTTTTGAAGAAGTAGATATGTCAGGTGATGCAACTATTGCATCTGGCGGAGCTTTAACACTAGCTAACTCTGGAGTATCAGCGGCTAGTTATACAGCAGCAAACATAACAGTTGATGCAAAAGGAAGAGTAACGGCAGCTTCTAGTGGATCAGCAGGAGTATCGGCAGGGTTCGCCGTAGCAATGGCAATTGCACTTTAGCCGGAATTAATATATAAGGAGCGATA